GTCCATTCGTTGAGTTAATACTCCTCGAATGAGGCCCAGCGCTCCGGCATGGGTTGCCCCGATAAACCAATCGGGTCGACATAGGTCGTAGCGGATCTGAGCAAGCATAATGCCTGCTCCTCGTCAACAGGTTTATTGCCATCCTTTCGGATGGTCTTAATTGCGCAAGAATAATTCTTAGCACGAGTGAGCTTTAGCAACGTACGGAACGCGGCGTCGCTCATGGTGGAGATTCGTGTATCTTCATCGGCTCTCAGATTGTTTAAAATGCATACCACAGAACTGTTCTCACGAAAGAGATCTTTGATCTGACGCACACGTGTGTGTAGATTTTCTTTGATCTTTTTGAACGGTAATGTTTTGATTTGTTTCTGGATTAATCCTTGAAAGAGGCGAGAGTTTCTCATCTCACCCTCACAGTAACGTGCTGTGACCGCTCGAGGTTCTACCCCATCTACCTTTCGAGGTAGATGACGTAGCGCCTTGGCAAAGTCACGGTATTGATCTGTACTTCGTACAGTGTTCAATTTCACGCCACCGTGAAGGGCATAAGATAAGAGTGTAAAAGCGTCGGCCTTGCCGGCACCACTCCCGCCTTCCTGAAACTTACCAGGTATAATGCATTTCCTTATGCCTTGTGCACTCGCGGTGTAGCGTGCAAGATTGTCGATAACACGGTTTCCTGTTCGTGTTGACATTAAATTGTCCACGACAGTGAGACCATTCTTTCGAAATCTCGCCGCTGCCCCTGAAGCTTCCCCGATACGAACTAACGTATTAGATCGCGCGTACGCATATCCATTGATATCGCGCTTACGTTTAATTGTTATCAAACGTTCGCAGAATACCCCGTGTGTTCTCGATCGGAAGGATTTAGTAAGGTTTGCTTGCAAACCGAACAGCTCCAGGTTCGAGTTGTATCTATCAGCTTGTTCCATAGTAACCAAGGCAATAAGGTCATCCCCGCAAACAGCATACGCTCTCGGATTGATGCCTGCATCAAATGCACAGAACGAATTCAGTAGTCCTAACACCGACCACCCGGGACCTAGTCCCATCATAGCGCCACACTTCGCAGTGCGAGTTGTGCCGTTATGAATTATGGAATGGTAGGTCGAGACTACATTCACTGCCTCACGAGCCCAATCCGGCAAATTCTCTTCCCCAACCCTGTCTAATACCAGGTTGAGTACGCGACGTACGATCTCCACGGAGAACGGGTCAGTACTCTTACTCAGATCAGCAGAGAGAAGGATGAGATTTTTGTGATTGCTACGTAGTTCAACTCGTTTGTTACGTAGAATGGCCCGGTTCGGACCCAATTGCTTCGTGAACGGCATAATGAGTTTGTTCAAAGCTCTTGCGATCCACACTTGTTCCGCTGTATGGAGACAAGCCACTCGGTTTTTACCACAGTGGTTTGTGAATCCTAACGGCTTACATGGAACGTGTTGAGAATCCATGAGTTCATCTGGGTTCAAACAACGTTTAATTGCGAGTTTAAACGCTCGATAAACGTTGTTTCGATGCGATGTGACTTTGCTTTCTTCGATGTTGATCAGTTCTGATTCGTCGATTTTATATGCGGTACATAGGGCTTTCAATACCTCAATTCGATGAGTGAGATCCTTTTTCTCTACGTTTAGTAGAGTTTTTTTGTTCTCCTTATCTAATGAAGTATATGAAGCTTCTACGTCGTCGAATATACTATCGCCGTAATCCATTACTGTTTTTACGTCGTCGGCAAATTCACTCAAATCGGCCCATCTTTCTCTAAATTCTCCACGTTCAGGATCGAAGATCTTTGAAAGAAACTTCGAAATGTTCTGTTGCAACAGTTCTCTCTCTCGCCCCCGTTTCGCAGCACCTACTAACTCTGTTATGTATTTCGCTGCACCTCCCTTACGGGATGCGCGTTGAAAGCAGGACTTTGAGTCAGGTACCGGCAGATTGGCGTCGCTAAGCATGTCGTCATGGGTTTTCTCAAGCTGTCGTCGAACGAAGTCGTCTAACCTTGTTAGCACTTCAGCCGGCGGCGGCTCGGCCCTTTCGGCACAGAGGCGCTCGACTGCCGCATCAATGTCCCTTTCGAGACATTTGTCAGCTTTGTCAATCTTGAGTACAATTCCGCGTGCGATGGTGGATGCAAGAAATCGATTCGTCACCGAAGTTCTTGCATTCGTTAGTTTTGGTTCTGCCAATCCTACGTTGATGTCCGTCGTGCAACAGAATGCGTTACGTCGACATCTATCACTGAAGTCTGTTGACCAATTCTTCAATCCCCGGTAGATAATTTCTTTAAGGTTCATGAGGATAGTTTTGATCCGTGATCGGTTGTTGGGAAACCAACAACGATCCGATCGGACTACTCCGAATGCAAGAGAAAGCGATGTACGCACTGCGCTCCAGTTTTTCCGAAGTTCACGAAAGTTCTCGAAACGCTGAGTGGATGATAAAACCTCCCCTTTTGGCCGCCTTCGATCTTGATCGAGGTAACCCAGAAAACCGATTCATACTGACACCTTTTGGTGAAAGTATTGAGCTTAGAGCACAGTACTCGTATAGGCTAAGAACAACATTCGTGTTGCTCTGGTCCATTCGTTTCCTGCGTCTTTTGGTGGATCGGTCATCCGTGGTCTCGCTAATCGTAGCGGGCCGCGCAGCGTCCCAGTGTTTATGTATCACTGTACTCTTACCCTTACGGATTATGCCAATAGTTGGCCTTCTGGTCAAATATGGTGTAATACGTGAAACGTAAGACAGTG